TGGGGGAACTAGCGATCTACAATCGCGTCCCAGATACTGCTTCCCGCCGGGATTGGTCTGTCCTCCAGTAAGGACTCCCGGGGTGTCTCGAAACACCATGTTGCGCGTCGGATCTAGACCACTTGGTCATCTAGACAGCACTAAATCTCTCATCGTCGCATTGCGATCACACTCACAGCCAGAGGTCATCGTCGGAAACATCCGACTACTCTAGGGTACATGTGAACGGTCAGCGGACCGATAGGAAACCGCACTGAGGAGTATCAAACTCCCTAAAGCCGATATTGGCACTCATTTGGAGCGCGCATGGGTTGGTCACCATCTCCTCTCAAACAACATTCGAGGGGATTTGAGCGATGACGAGGTCTGCAGCCAGACCAAGCACAATGGTATTGTCCCACGTGATGGTCCCACCTGCCAGCATAGTGGCAATTCCGAACTGAACCTCTGTCGTCGCCGGCCATTCCGAGCTGACGACGCCCGCTGCACCAAGGGTTAGCAGGGACAAGAAAGAGGAACCCGCCGAAACAGCGGGGACGGAAGTCACAGTGACTGAGGTGGTGGCGGTAGCGGCGTACGCGACCAGGTAACGACCAGCCTGGTTGAACGTCACTACTTCTCCGGCAACGGTCGCAAAGGTCGCACCGTTTGCCCCAAGGACAGGGGCCGCACCAAGCATGAGAGCACTGGTAGGAGTAGCACCGGAGAGGTGCAGGGCGGCAAGAGGGCCGCCACCGGAAGGGTTGAGCTGGGGAGTCATGAGTGTTACGTCATACTCGACCCAGAGCTTACCCCAATTCACAGCCGTTCCATCGATTGTGCATGCGTACAGGGTACCGGCGTCATACGTCTTGATATCCTGGTTGGCCGCAAGAGCGCCAGAGCGCACGAATTTCGATGGACCCAGAGCGTGCAGAGCAGAGGGCTTGAGCACGCAAACAATGTCCTTCCACGGAGCGTCTTCCTCGACGTCTTCGTAGCTGGAGGCAACTTGTTCAGAGACGGGCGCAGGGTCTGCCGCGTCATAATCTGGGACGAGCATCATGCTCCCGGGTACGTTGGAACCCGTTCGGGTGTAGTAGCAAAAGCGGAGTCGATTGAAACGATACCGCTCCCACGATTGGGCCTGCGTTGCCAGCCATGGCGCAAAAGCCGCCAGGCCGGGATTCAGAGGAATTGACTGCGCAACGGCAAAGGCCGCGCTGCCAGTCATAGAGCCGATGAGCTCCCTATGAACGATTCGCGCTTGATCGCGCGACGCTTGGATCTGTGGTGCCTGCGACCTTTGACCAGTCGCATAAGCTGCTGCTACCCCAACCTGCCCACGAGGGGGGCGGGAAAGCGATGCTCCCGCCAGTGGTACTCCCACCTGGCGGTTGTTCGGCTGTGCCGGACCTCGACCTCGCCTCGGCTGTTGAGCACGAGGCGGATTCGCTTGAGTGGCTGTGGAGCCACCCCGAGCCGTGGTAGGACCACGGTTCGCATTGTTGTTGTTCTTGTTCGATCGATTCATGTATTGGATCCCGCTGAATTACGGGACTATTCATCCACTGGAACGCCGACGGGCCGTTACTAGTGTGAGCATTGGATTTCAGAACCGGGCAGCACGCATGCTCCCTTTCACGCCGAAGCGCGCATCATCATCATACTCACCATTTCACGGCGCTGCGGCGCCCATCCGTGTAGTCTCTCGGCATTCCGGCCACACGCGGTTCTCTTTCCAAAGAGGAGCAAGCTCCTCAACTTAAGGCACAAAGCCACGTCACAAGAATAATGACGGTTGGAACGAAAGAGGCGCCACGTGGCCTTAGCAACGTAACTGTTTACGCCTCACTCAGATCGAGTGGGCAACGTTTTAGACGGTTTACACCAGTGAACCCAATTGCAGTTTAACGACTTGCTGGTCCTGGACCGAACAGAATAGAGAGGGGAGGGCAACGCCCCCCAGAAATCCGGATCAACGCGCCACCGCCGACGGCGAGGCGCTCCACCATGATAGAGGCAACTCCATTCTACTCCGTTTCACGATACAGACTTGACCCCAACTCCTCCCCTCGGCCATGCCGATGGGGAGCCATTCCTTCTTCTCAACCCAGGGACAGTGGGCCTCATCAACTGACTGAGGTTCCCATCCAGGACTGGGCAGGCCATGAGAGGCCTTCATAGAAGACTGAAGAATGAGAGTGGAGGCTATGAGTCGATGTTCCTTAGAGATGCGGGTCTTCCAACTTGGGGGGGCGATAACGCCCATACCACCCATTGAGACCGGAACGAACATATTTCTCGTGAAAGGGCGCGAGCGCCTGGCAGACGAACTCTTAACCAGACACTCGCGGGCAATTGCCGCCTTATTCAGCGACAAGAATTGCCCGAGTAGTGAAGCCTGCTTACCAGGCAGAGAACCTGCCAATAGGCGATTGACGTTCGCACAGAAGCCTTCAGCCGGGTTAGAGCCCATGTGAGCAGCCGCCAAGGCGGCAGCTTCGGGCTCCTCGTGATGCTGAGCAGCGAGCGCTTTCAGCCAAAACTCGTCACTCTCCGTATAATGGACCTCCGCCTTTTGGTCATCGGACTTCCCAAGCACCTTGTGCTGGCCAAAGAACAGGCCTACATTCAGGAAGTCGATCTGCCACGGCGATCGGGGCACCTCGCTGACTCCCTCCTCGGTCGTGCGGTATGTAACCCGCGGACCCGAGAGGTCGTAGTGACAGCTAGTGCTATTTACATTGAGGTATACGGAGTGGTGATAAGCCTTTCCGACGCTCATCTTGAGCCCCACCTTCCCCGCGACACTGGTGTGCTTCTCCCATAAAGCAGGAGGTGCAGCATAAACCATGTCGTCCCCGTTCACAAGAACGTGAGCGAGTCTCTCCTCGTCAGACCAGCTGCGTTGAACGCCAGCCGTCACCTTGAGATATACGCCAAGGTTAGCAAGACAGAGGATAGGGAAAGATAGAATAGAGCCCATGAGCTGACCATTAGTCTGCACGCCTTTAGAAACGGGCGCACCCCACTTACCTCCCCGCCGTTGCGGGTAGAGAAGCTCGTGGGGGCCTAGTACGCGAAGTGCGTACTCGTAGGACCTCTGATCCAGATTACCCAAAAGAAAGCGCAAGATGCGCCCTGAGTATTTCCAGGAGAGGCCGTCCGTAGCGGCAGAATAGTCAACGGAAAACCATTCCCAAGAGTCCGAGGCCTTAGCAGCCAAATCAAG